TTATTTGATTACGCATTTTAGAAGGAGCTACCCAGTTGCTCTCATTTCCACGAGATCCAGACATAGCAGCTGGAGCGTAGAGTTGAACGAACATTTTATTTAAGAAAGCATTAGATGCTGTAGGTGCTCCATCAGGGTTGATTAACTGAACAGAATACTCGTAACCTGTAGCTACTGCCACAGGGTCATCCATTACACGTACTTGAGTTCCATCTGGAGCCTCAAGGATGTATTGACGGATAAACCAACGCTCTGGGAATACAAGCTTAATACGAGTATGGTTTGCACCTACCCCAGTTTGAAGCGTACACTCTACCGCTTTATTTAAGCGACCCATAACAGGGTAATCGTACTCTACATCGTTGATGTATTTTGTAGCACCCATACCTTCAGTTAAGAAAGAAAGCGGGAAACGCTTATCCTCTTGACCAGATAGGTGAGTGATTACCGGAGATAGTACATCCGGTTGTGTTAGCATAGCAGCAGCTAGGCTATTTTCATCTGTCATAGCAGATGCGTTGAACGTGTCTTCGTATAAACGAAGCTTTTTAATGTTGTCAGCAGACATGTTATTATATATTTAAAATTAAAGAAGATCTTTTAACGATGGTAACTTCTTGGGAGCAGTGTAACCCGCTTTCCCGCCTTTCATCCGCTTTGACGCTGATGCTTTCTGCTGTAATTTCTGTGTTAAATTCTGTGCTTGCTTTGTATTTCTTTTGTTAGTGACTAGTTTGTTGAGGTCGAACTTCTTCCAAAGCAAATATTCCATTGCTACCTGAGTCTCTACATCCATTGATTCTCTATCGACTGTGCGCTGGGTACGACCTTGCTTGTCTACCGAATCGCTCATCCAAGAGAAAAACTTTGTTTTATCTGCAGTTGGGATATTAAATCCACGAACTGCCCCTTTATCAATAGTAGACCTTATCGTCTGCCATTGTTGTTGTAATTCTTGTTGTCTTCCTTCTGCGTCAGCTTTTTGCTTGGCAACTAGCTGAGCTGCTTCTTGTTTTTGTGCTTCACGAAGTTTAACTAAACCTCTATCTGCATGCTTTTTTAAAATCCCTGCGTCCACGTAATCTTGAACGGTTTCAGTAATCTCTTCATTCGCGTATCCTTGACGGCGCATAATCTCTTGGACTACTATCCTTTGAGAATTTAAATCATCGTCTCCTAGCTCTACGGCACTGAAGTCAATCTCTGGCGAAGTAGCTTGGAAGTACGCTTTAGGGTCTCCCCCATTGTACCTAAACTGCAAATACTCTTCTACATCAGGGAACTGTGTAAACATAGTATCGAGCTGCTCTTTAGCTATTTCATTTGCTACGTTCTGTGTAAACTTTACTACGCCATCATAGTCATCAGAAAAGTTTCCTTCTACTTCGTAACCCAACTTAGATCGTAATACATCTATAACAGACGATTCTTCTTCGGGTTCTCCACTGTCGGGAACTTCTTCCTCTTCCTGTTTCTCTGGAGTAGATGTTCCTTCCACCTCCACAACTTCTTCTTCAGGAGTCTCTTCTGGGGATGGAATGTCAGGCGTTTCTGCATCTAGAGCATTAGGCGTTTCTTGTGTTTCTTCTGGTGAGCTTTCTGCTTCACTTTCTGGAGCCGTTTCTACTGCCGAAGCAGGGGCTTTTTCATTAAGTAAATTAGCTACACTAACTTGGCTTAAATCTAACGAATTTTCTTTTGACATTGCTACAAATTTATAAATCTATACCGGTTTTCACGACATTCTCTATTAATAATTCTACCTCTTTATATACTATCAACTTTTTGCTCTTTGTACAGCTACCTTTTCCTTCTCTACATCGAGTCTAGCACGGTCTATATCGTCCCTACGACCGTTCCCATCTGCATCTGTAACCATTTTACCAGCAAGTTCCATCTTCTTAAGTTCAATCTTATTGATACGATCAAGCTCATTCTGATTAGCTTCATGCCCATGGTCTGCTTCTTTCTCTGCTTGTGCCATAGCTTGTTGTTGTTCCATAGCTTGCTGCTGTGCTTTGCTTTGTTGAGCTTGCATCTCTTCTTGCTTCTTCTCTACTTCTGCAAGATGCTTCTTTATAGAGCTAAAGTTATTTGAGTCAAGTATCTCAGCTATTGTACTAGGCTGCTGTCCGTTTTGTGCAAACGCTTGTGCCATTTGCTTCATCTGTCCTAGTTTATCTTGCTCTTTACTGCTATTCTTAACAAATATCCCGTACTCCGCTTCTTGGTACTCGTCTGGATCTACGTTTATCATAGCTGTACGAAGGTCAGAAGTAACGTACGCCATCTTCTTTCCATCTCTCCAAGCTATTTTACTTACATCTATAAGACCTTGGTACTCTTTCTCTAAGAAAGACTCGAATTTCCTAAATAGCTCTTCAGATATTACCGAAGATTGGAAGATAGCTCTCTCAGTNACNCCTACCCCGTCAGAAGAGGTAACATTACCNTTACGTTGGCGGGATACCCCTACCATCTCCTCCCATTCGGCTTTAATAGCTTGTAATAGNTGAAACTGNGCTTGGATATACTGACCTAGAGACATATCTAANACTTGATATTGATTAAAAGATACCCTTTCGTTGTTTTTACCCTCTGCGGTAGAATCTATAAAGGCAAATCCCATAGCATCTGCGTAATACATGAACTTCTCCTCGTCCCATCCGTGCCGCTTAGGAATAGTATTCATCTCCATAAGCATAATCTTATCTTTATTCTTTGCAATAGAAAGCTCTAAACGATAATGGAATACATTGTATAGAACCTGATATGGTAATCCCATAGAAACTATAGAGATATTATCGGCATGTCTATTGCTGTATAACCTTCCGTTGTAAGGCATCTTACATACTGAGATATTGTTCATCTCGTTACGCTGTACTCTATGCGGCTGTACGCTAACAAAAGTATCTTTGTCTAACTGGTACCCTTCCCACACTTCGTTTACCCAGTAGTATGTAATAACGTCTCCTTCTTCTTTCTTATACGACTCATCAACAACCATTTGTTGAAACTGCCCTACCTCATCTTCATAATCAAGTATACCTACGCGCGAGAAAGACTTCCAACATACATGAAGTACTTCTACCATACGGTCACTCATCTCTCCTGACCTCTCAGAGAAAAATCCTTGCACTCCTGCATTAGAGTCACGTAAGCTTCCACTCGGAGATTCTAAATTATCAATATCTTTTGGCGAGAGTACATCATAGAACTGATCTACTACTTGATTTACACTCATTATCTTCCTACGTACTACCCAATCCGCATCTTCTATATACTCTATATCGGGACTAGCTTCGTAATCTATATCTAAAGGAGAAACTACTTCGTACTCTACGTCATTCATAGCTACATCCTTATATGTAAAGGTCTTACCTGTAGTAAGCCAGTCAAAGAACATCTTTTGAATCTTATCTTCCATACCTAACCAATCAAATAGGTAGTTAAGTACCTCTTGACCTGTAATAGCTCTACTGTCTTTATAATTAGTAAGCACTTCTTCCATATACTCTTCTGGTGCAGGCATCTCCTCTGAGGGTTGCCCTGTATTTATCCCTTTCTCGTTAGCTGCATTTACAAATACCTGCTCTAAGAAAACTTTAAACTTCTCTTTACGGTGCATATCGAACCTAGTNTCTATATCCGCATTGCGTACNACCACTTGGTAGGATAAAGGACGTCTTGCCTTCTCTCCTATTAAAAGGTCTATTATAGGTTTGATAATGTTATAGTTTCGCAACTTAGCAGGGAAGTTTCTTTTCGCCCATGCTTCCGAATTGTACGGATTGGTTACGTAGTTATAAGCCGACTCATCTAACTTGCCGTTATACGCTTCGTAGTAAGACTGGAGAGTGTGCTTATCTTCAGAACTAAAAGAACTTCTGTTAATAAAAGCACGTATGCAATCTTTAGCCCATTCTTTGGTCTTTCGGCTGCGTGGTATTTTTTGTTTAGGTATAGAATACATAGATATACAGTATAAAATTAGAAAAACTCGCGGTCGAAAAAGTTTGAAGAGAGAGCTTCTTCTTCTACCGCTACTTCGCGTGAATGTAAATCTTTTAAATGAAACATTCCCACCATAATTGCTGATACACGGTCAAAGTTCCCGTGACTATTGTACTTTATTAACTCATCTACTAAAGCCAAGTCGTAGATATAGTGCAAGTTAAGCTTAATTCCCCCATCTTCGCTTTTTCCTCTACTTGAACGTAGCCAGTCTCGTAAGTATATCTCTGCTTGACCCTTCCTTTGTTTACTTCCCATACTCATGCCGTAGCTTCTTCCTAACTTACGTATTCTTACGTTGTCAGTCTTGTCGAAGATTTCTACTTCTGGCATCAATAGGTGCATAAGCTTCTCTCGCTTAGCAAAAGGGATAACCTCCCCCCGGTCATTCTCAAACCCTATACGGGCATTGTAGTACTTAGCAAGCAAAAATAGGTTATTATTGTAGTCATCCTGCGTATCTGGTCTACCAATATACGAAGCAACGATCATATCGTCCGGAGAAGAGTAAGGATTTACTCGCTTAATTACGTATGCAGCCCCTAGTGACGCTCCTTTTCCGTCTTGCCCATAAGGGTCATGTACAACTATATATAAATCATGCGGAATAGAAGGCCCATGTTTATAGGGTGCTTGATATACTACTACACACCCTGTTGTGTCATCTCCTCTCTGATGTGGGAACTTAACTACAGGTCGCAAATTGTCATCGGGGCGAAACTTCACTCCATCTGTATTTTCTATTAGATGTCCCGCTACTCCTACGCTACTATACATCCCAGATTTCATAAGTTCGTTCCTCCAGTCTAAAAGTTGAGCTGTAGGAAAGATATTACTACTGTGTTGTAGGAAAGCTTCTTTAGGAGTAAAAGGATACTCTGTAATATGCTGATCCAAAACTCCCGCATCTTTAGAGTCACGTTTAATTTGTTCTCTGGTCGCAGCCTCTGCTTGTTTTGCAGATTCTATTAAACTGTTCCCATCTTTATCCATATGCCCTATCTTATTTTTAAAAGTAGGAAAGAAATACCCACAATTGGTATGCTCTGTACCTTCATCCCATATGTTTGTGATAGGAAGGAGGTTATAAGCTTTAGGATTGTAAAACATACTCTCAAAATCTATTGTTCCTCCAGACATATCTCCACCTGTTCCAAATAGTATCATCTGTCCCGTGGTAATCCCTCCATCCTCTACTGCTGGTTTAGTAGCTAAGTACGAAGACTTTAGATTGTCAAACGCTCCGCACTCCTCAAAGATCACTATGCTCGCGTCTTTTCCACGAGCTGCGTCAGGGTTGTCTTTAAACGTAATGGCTTCTACTTCAGACTTATAGCCTTTCTCAATAGGTTGCCCATTGATATACTCTAAGTACGAAGCTCGTCTATGGTTTTGTTTATCAACTACTTGCCTTCTCTTTCCCCAGCCAGTATGTTCGTTTATAAAGTTCATGTTATCTGTTACCATAGCCATGATCCCTTTTGGATAGAGATACTTTTTATCAAAAGCACACAGCAACGTATAAGAGTTCTGCTCTGTATTAAAAGTATTCGTAACTAAAGCTGCATTTTTATAAGAGAATCCTTTACGCCTAGCTTTACTTACAATCATATGCCTTCCTCCTCCCATATGCTCTTCGTCTACGTAAGTCTTGAGGTTCAACTCTTTATACGCTTCAGGCGTTATCCCGTTCCTAGCAATATCCTGCAACCAAAAGTATTCATAGTCCCCATCCCAGAAGTTTGGGAAAGAAAGTATCTTCCTATCTGACTTATTGGTAAGTTTTATCTGAACATAGTTTAAATAGAAGTAGTGGTGACCTGTAATCTTTGTGTCCCCAATCTGATAGCCTTCTTTACACCTACGCAACCTCTCACTCCAGTACTCGTAGTGTCCCGCACTGCCTTGAGGGTCTGTACAATAGTAGCCATGCTCCAGAAAATGAAGCCCATCGCGTGAGAACTCTATAGTGTCTTTTAACATCAGTCCTCAAACATTCCTTTCTTACCTCCTCCTTTTATACGTACATCTGAAGCTTCTTCTTTTAATATCTTCTGCTCTAGTGTAGTTATACTCTCTATCGCCTTAGGCAGTTTCTCTGAGATTTCCAACATACGGGTTACAGATCTTACAATAGGGTCCATATCATCTATGTCATCATCTGTTAAAGCCTCTTCTATACGCTTACGTAAAACATCTATAAGACTAGAGCTAGTAAGAAGACCGTTCCTTATAGACGTCAAAGACTTTATGGTAGGAGTCTTGCCGAGTTCTAGATATTTTTTTATTGCGTTACTAACTTTAGTATCTGGCTCATACTCTTCTCCTAAACCTGAATCTTTACTTACCCTGAGTAAGCGTTCTTCTAGAGGATATATATAGTATGGGCTTTTGTGGTCGTAGACAAAGTATATGTACGAAAGCTCGCGCATAGCTTGTTTCTTTTCTACGCTCCTATCTCTAGTGAGGATAGATTTAAACTCAGGAACTAGTTTTAGCTCTGGGTCTACTACTACTTTAAACCCTTCTTCTCGAAATAGGCGCATTATTTATATAGCTTAGTCTTCCTGGTTTAACATAGAACTTCCCTAGGTATGGAAAACGTACTTGAGAGAAAGAGCCCTCTTCCATAGCTCCCTTTAAAAACTCGAATTGACTTTCTATGATCTCTTCTATCTCTCGTAAAGAACCTCCATTAGTTTCTACTATCTCTTTACATATAGATCTCTTATTCTTGTTTACTCGTGGCATATACTATATAGTTTACAACATATTTATCTTCTCCAAAGAATATCTCTGTCTCGTACTGAGCAGAAATTCCTTCAAACTCTGCAGCGATGTAGAAATCAAATTCCAACAGCACATCAAGGTAGTCCATCTCATACTGCAGATGAAACAACGGCCTCTTTGAATATGAATTGGAAGGTAATATGGTTTAAAGGTTCAGAAGGTTTGACAATATGATTGTACCGATAAATCCCGTCCTGATCCTTATATATAATCTGCTTATCCTTTAAACTCTTAACGTAGTTGTTAAGTACTGATACATTTTTGAAATTCATCTCTTGAGAAACAAATTTCCTAGCTCCCATACTGCACGCGATTTCCTTATCGTACTCTAAAAATAAGATTAAACTATCCAATTCCCTAGGCGTAAGCTTAAGAATTCCATTTAACAGCTCCAAATAAGTACGCCTAAACTTCTTATTATTTGTTTTTATGTTCACCTGCATGCTCTTGGTATTTAGTTACCATATCTTTTTTCCTACTTAAACGCTTCTTAAAAAGCACCCGTACATTCTTAAGCAATATAATAACACACTGATTCTCTACAGAGAAATTCTTCTTCTGCAACTCATACAGTCGATCAATCAACATATTAACTACCTCCTCATTAGTAGTCCCAGCTACATAACCGCCAGGAACCTTCTCAGTGAAGCGTACCGTCTGATACTCCTCCTCACTCTTAAAATTGTGTAACCTGTACTCGACGCCAGGCTTAACTATATCCATATTAATTACTTTTAATCCACTAATATAGAAAAACTATATACATTTATAAAGTCCTCTTACGCCAGNCATGCTTATTATAGACTTTATGTGANATCATATCCTTCTCCTCCGTACTAGTAATACTATCAAAGTACTGCTGATCTAAAAACCTTATCTCACGCAAGAACCCATACCACAACTCATCAGCTATACGCTCCTCCCCAACATCATGTACACTGCCAGTACCTAAGTTAGCACGTATACATGCATTCATCTCTAAATACTTATCTATAGTCTCTCGAACAAACCCCCCGTCTTCATATGTCATGAGTAATCTTTATAGTTTCTTGATAATCTAAATACAACTGCTCCCCATCATACTCCATAGAAATTAACTTTCCCGTAGGACTGTAACCTATAGCTAGATGAGAGTCATAAACCGCATGGATAGAATAACTAATCCCTCTACGTAAACGTAAATACTCTAGCCCGATACCCATCCCCCAAATATACACTCAGAAATTTTATATAATTTATTTATTAAACCCTAGAGTGAAAGAAATATGCACAACACATAAAAGACCCCCGTGGTATGTGTGTATTGACCATCTGCACTATGACTCCCCGACTCCAAAGTAAAAAGAGATTACCCCCCATAAAGAAAAGAAAGAGATACATTGTAATAGGTGACCCACCAAGGAATGAATTCCTTTAACACTGCTTGGAGCCCGTGA